GTGCGCAGGGAAATATACTGATAATCTAGGGCTGTCTTGTAATACGATTCTCATAATCTGCGTAGTCCTCACTCCACCAATGTGGTTTATCTCTGAATTTCCAGCTGGCAAAGGTAGCTTTATCTAGGTGGTAGTAGTCGCGGTATGATTGAATTGGATTGTCATAATCTTTCAAGTCATCTGGCATAGCTAGTCCGAACTGTGTAAAGCCTACTCTTTGCATATTTATTGGCTCTGGTAATTTATTTACTACTTCATGTATGGACTTATGTTCTTTGCCATACCTGTACCTATACTCGTCGTTCAACGCATTGCCGTAGCAGTGTGTCCATTCGTGGTTGTCTAATGAAGAGCGCGCCCATATCGTGCAGGGGTGATTATACATCATAGGTAAATATGGTGTAATAGGTCTCTCTGCTGGGGGTAAATGTTTGATTTTTGCTTTTTCAGCATTAAGCACATCTCGTTCTTCCTTGTTTAAGGCTCTAGGTATGAAACCCAAGAACTTGTCAATCCATATACTAGTGCATAGGATTTGAGCCACTTCTAGTGGCATCTTAACGATGTGCTTATCTACATGATACTCGGCACACTTATCTAAATTTTTGTCTAAGTAAAATAAATTCATACATATATTATACAAAAATTTAAGGGCGATGTCAAGTATTATTTTGAGTTAATCTTATCTTTTGCTGTTCCAGCATATAGTCCAAACCAGGCTGCACCTGCTCCTACTACTACCGAAATTAATCCTGATTGCTCAAATGTTGGTTCTGGAAGTTCCATGAACCAAATTGTACACTTGTACAAAAGTATAATATACACTGATAAAAATGCTCTAGGGAAAATTCTCCAAGCATCTATCATGTTTGATAGCCATATCCACTTCTGCCAAGGATTGTCAGGCTCTTTCTCGTTCTCTAGCTCCATTATTTTTGCTTTGAGTTCTCCGATTTCGCCTACCATTGACATAAATTTGTTAAGGTCTATTTCAACCTCATTACGACTCATGTCTCCACTAAATTGGTCTTGATTTGCCATTCTAGTTCCTCTATTCTTGAAGTTAAGTCTTTCACCTCTTCTTCAAGCTGTGCCCTCTCTTTAGGACTTTTTGTTGCTTTTTGGTTTACCAATACAACTTTCAAAGCTACTTTAGCATTATTTAATCTAATTTGTAGCATCACGCAACCATTTATACTCATCACTTTCCAAATCTATTGGAGATACGGATGTAGCATGTACATGGTTTGTGTTTTCTTTAAATTTACCTTCGCTGACGGCTTCTAATATCCAATCAGCAGGGTCTTGTTTTGTTAGGGGTTGTGTAAAAATAATTTCTACTTTATATCCTTGTTGACTCATTCTTCTTTGTTTCCTATCGTTACTCGCATGCATGGCTTTAACCCACCCATCGCTATTATCTTGCCACCTTTTACTATTTACCACAGTATTCGCAAGTCCCTTGAAGGCCTAGTAATCTTCTTTCTCTACCTTCTTGGTTCTTTTCATGAATTAGCTCATTTATTCTCTTATACGCTGAACTTAGCTGTTCTTGCATACTTGCTATTTCATTTTTTAACATATTGATTTCATCTAAGTTCATAGTTGTTCAGTTCCTAATACGAAGTTTTCTGCACAATCTTCTGACCAGCTCTCACTTTTTGTTGGGTAATACTCTAAAAAGCCTGGATTATTTCCATTCTTCATGTATACTCCCCAACTATCATTTATTCTATGTCTTACAACATGAGCTACTTTATCCCCCTCGGAATAAGTAGAGTATACTTTGTATTCATTAGTGTCTTGCATTGTTTTGCTCCTTAAATAGAGTAAAAGCTTCTGCTATATACTCATCTATTGTCATTCCCCGTTTTTCTGCGTGTGCATTCATAGCGTCCCACATTTCTTGTGAGATTGGATATTCTTTGCCCTCGAACTTAATTACCACAGAACAAATCGGCTTCCGCCTGTCTGCGTTTCGTTAATCCTTCTAGTACTTTGCCACCAGCTTTATTCCATCTCATCATCTGAGCTGGAACTCCATCGTAGTCTCCTGCGTTTAATACTTTCAAAAGAGTACTTGCTTGTAAATTACCACCGCCTAGATTATAAACCCATGATACCATAGCATCAAACTGGTCTTGATTAAGCTCAACTGTGACTAAAGTATTAACATAATTTTCATACTCTGTTAATTCTTCTGACAGCATCTGATTAGCTGTACTCTCGTCAATTTTCATTCCTCTTTCTACGCCTTTTGTGTGTCCGTAGCCTATTGTCCATACGCCTGCAGCACATCTATATGCTTCCAACTCTAACCCTTCAAAGAATTTGATAAGGTCTAGTCCTTTTGTTCCTGTGTTCATATTTTTCCTATATGTAGAAGCTTTCGCCACAGCCGCAGCGTCCACTCTCTTGATTATTTGTGATAACAAATTCCTCTTGCAATCCATTAACTGTCCAATCCAATTTTGCATCTTTTAGATACTCCTCACTTAGTATATCTACTACTAAGATATTTTGATATACTCTATCAGTTAAATTAGGACTTTCGGCATAACTTAACTCATATGTATATCCACCACAACCACCACCTTTTACAGTAAGTCGAGCGCCCCAAGTATTACTCGAGGCGACTCTCTGTTCTAACATTGCTAAGGCTTTGTCAGTTATATTCATAGTAGGGGTAACATTGCCAAATACATGGTTCCGAAACATACTGTAAACATAACAACTACCTCGCATAAGTCCCCAGAGGGACAATAATTAGCTTTAACTTGCTTAACCGCTTGCACAAATGCTGAACGATTAAGAAATCGTTTTGCATATTGCATTAGTTTCTCCTAGCCTATATTAATCGTCTTAGGCTTTTCTTCGTCAGGTGTATTGACCTGAAGGTTAATTACTAACATACCATTTTTGAATTCCGCGTTGGCTATTTCTACCCAATCGCCAAGAGTAAAGATACGACTAAAGGTTTTACCACTTAGTCCTTTATGGACATAATGCTCCTCGTCAGAATCCAGCTCTTGTTTTTCTGTTCCTTCTATAGTAAGTTTATTTTTGTGTTGCTTGATGTCGATATCATCTTTTGACCAACCCGGCAGTGCCATCTCGATTCTGTAACCAGAATCTCCAATAGCTACTAAGTTGTATCTGGGATAATTAGTAAGAGGTGAACTTTCGTTCCTTCTCGTTAGCTCTTTATTCAAGCGGTCAAATCCGACAAATAATTTGTCGAAGTCGTTAAAGTTTAATGCTGTTAATCCAGTCATTGGTTTCTCCTATGTTTGCGTCCTTGCGGCACGCGCTGTGAGACCCTTGCGGCATCTCGATTATTATATTTCTATGTCTAACAAAACCCGTCCTTTGGTGGAAAAAGGAGCTCCTACCACAACCCTCAGAAACTTTGGCGTTTCCTACTCGTGCCAGACATATGCAGGGTTTTGTTATGGAAGTCCCTACAACTCCGCTTAATTCTGTGTAATTATTTGCAAATTACACTACTATTATACCAAAATTATACCACCATGTCAAGAATTAAATTTCAGTCCTCGTCAAAATCTATTTGACCATCGGCTTTAAGAAAATCTAGTGTTCTACTTATCCCCTGTTTTTTGCCTACAATGTACATAAGATGTCCACTACATGCTGCTGCGAATAATACACTTATTACTTGCCAATCCATTCTACATCTCCTCTTGGTATCACTTGATATGCACCCTTGTTGTACGCAGGGGCTAGAGTATATTGCTTACTAATCTCTAGTCTTTCTTCTTTTGTCAACTTAGTTTTACTACTCATGGATTTTGTGAATCCTCCCATAGTTTTACTACTTATAATTTTAGTACTAGCTGGTTCGACATCGATTTCTTTGAAATGCTTTGTCTCTTGCGCTACGAAGTCAGGTCTTTTTGCTTTCTTCCATGCGTTAGTTTTTCTTTTGCGTCCGCTAGGTGAATGACGCATACTACAATTAATTATCATAAATCTCCTTAATATTTTTTATATACATCTATTATATACCTTTTCAAGGGCGATGTCAAGAAATAAATGAACAGTTGCTGAAAATAGTTCTTGACTTTAGAGTTCAAATCGAGTATAATAGTTGTATGGAAAAAAGAAATAGATGGACTGATAAACAAGTCAAACAATTAAAAGAGCATTACGGACACATGGAACTCACGGATATAGCGCATATGCTAGGAAAAACACCGTCTTCCATTACTAGTAAAGTACACTACCTTCGCAAGAGAGGTTGGACTTTTGACTCAAAAAGCATCAGTCGAAAAGAGTTCGCACGCCAGTGCAACGAAATATATGGCGATAATATGCCAGACCTTGTATGAGACGCGATAACAAGCCCCAAAATTATAACTTCGACAAAATTCTTAGAGCTTTTCGGAACAAAACTAAGCGTGATGGTAAGCTAGAGAAAGTTCGTGAAAAACAGTATTACGAGAAGCCAGCTCAACGAAAGCAAAGACTTTTAAACGCTGCCAAACGCAGAGCAAAAAAGCAAACTTCCGAAGCCAAGTTAAGACCTCTT